CGTACTAGTGGTTGTGGGGTTGCAGCTAGAGCATCTACATATGGTTGCATTGCAGGATCGATCTGTCTTACACCTACGCCTTTACCGCCCATGCCAGGTTGTACTTGTGGTGGTTGTTGTACAGGAGGTTGAGGGAACGGATATGTTGGTTGTTGACCTAAACCTTTTCCACTCATGCCAGGTTGTACCGGTTGAGCGCCACCTTTACCATTAAGTCCAGCAGTTCCACCGCTATTAACAATATCTAGTTGCGGTTGTGTTATTACTGGCTGTTGGCCTACGCCTTTTCCACCCATTCCTGGTTGTGGTTGTACTTGAGTAGGTTGTTGCCCCATACCTTTTCCACCCATTCCTGGTTGTACTTGAGGAGCTGGACGCGCTACGCCGCCTTTACCTACCATGCCTTGTGCCGGTTGTTGAACCGGTTTTGCTTGTCCCATACCCATGATTTAGCACATCTTTCCACGTGTTTTACCACGTACTTCAATACCACCGCCACGAGCGAATGGACGAGGTTTGATATATTTACCTTTAGGATCGACTGGTGGTTTGTCATCTTCACCTACATCTTTAGGTTCTGGTTTTGGTTTACCCTTAGCCATAATATCGCCACCTTCCGCATATTTCTTAACTTTGCCACCACATTTAAGCTTAGCTAAGTCAGATTTCTTACCACCGTGCAATTGTTTTTCATGCATGCCAACAGCTTTTTTAGCCATTGATTTATCTTGTTTGATGTCGTCTTTCATAATTACTCCTTAGCGGCTTTCTTTTTTGAGTCTACTGGAGCAGCTGGCGCTGCTGGTTTTTCTTGCTTTACAGGTTTATTACCGTGACCATTTTCGTTAATAATCATTTCTTAAGTCCTCTTATCCAACCTTGAACGGTTTTAGTTTCGTAAATTCTAATTACAGACCATACGATCGACAACGCAGCAGCAATTGAAGGTAGTATTTGTATGAATGTTCCCAAAGCAATTCCTATCGACGTCCAATCCATCACATGTTTAGTGTGGTCATTAATTTCTGTTAATTGTTTAAGCATTAGCATTTCCACCTTTTTAGTGAGGCGGCTTTCCTTGTCGGACGGCCTTTTTCATCTTTCATAGGTCCCGGCATCCCAGACATACGGGCACAAAACGACTTCTTACGTGGTCCGCCTTCTGGTTGTGGAGCTTTTAAATTTGATCCTGTAGCTTTGTTATACTTAGCACGGCCCTTAGCAGTAAGACCTGCACCTTTCGATACAGGGAGCTTCTCACCTCGACCTACTGCTAATGATGGGTTCTTCTTAGCCATAGAATACTGTTACAGATGCGTTTGATAGTGTTGCGTATACATTAGTACTAAACAATACACCTTCGCCTGGAATCAACACATTAAATGTCTCACCATTAGCAACTGTGACAATTGTCATTACTGTAGTACCGCTTGATCCACCATTTTTTAAGATAACACTACCTGCAGAAGCTTCAGGAGTAATCGTTAACCCTTTAACACGAGTACGATCTCCAAATATTGAGCCGCTAGCAGCGAGTGATTTAGCATTTACATCAGTTTGCATTGCCATAATTAATCTCCTAAATGTTAAGCGGGGCCGAAGCCCCTAGATTAATTAAGCAACTAAGTTGTTAGCTTGTACGTAACGAACTGTTAAGTAACCTACGCCTGCGCCAGTGTTTGTAGAAGTAACTGAGATTTTAACGTCTGTAGCACCTACATCAACAAAAGCTAATGTGCGAGTTGCGTCTGTGCCTGGGGTTACTGAAACAATACCGATTGTACCACCAGCTACCGCACCAGCTGCAGTGTATGCAGTTGCTAATGCTGTGTTACCTAGACCTAGTGTTGAAGCAACGCCGTCCCAAGCTGTGGTTACATATAAGTTGATTTCAACGATTTGGCTGTTTGCCGGAATTACGATTGTGGTTACTGCTGAAGCTTGAGTAACGCGTTGTGATTGTGCCATTACAGCTTGGCCTACGTTAGCAATGTTAGTGCCTACGGTTGTACCTGTTGTGTTATAAATGTTACCTGCGCGAATTGGACCGCTGAATGTGGTTCTAGCCATTTGAATTTCTCCATACAAAGTAAGCTCATTAGTCTTGTATGCGTCTGCCGGGACAGTCTAATGGGCCGGATTTAATATTCCCGGTTGATACTGCATTTATACTTTAGTTTTATGGAGATGTCAATATAAATTAGGCGTAGATTTGGTAGTTGTTACATGTAACGCAGAAAGCCGAAAAACTCGTTACTTACTACATCCTCTAATGTCGGCTTAACCGCCCAAAAAGAAAAAACCCCACAAGGTTGCGCGTGGCGCTTGCTCGGATGAATGAGGGCGGCATATGCGTGTGGGGTATGATAGACAACACGTACTTTCGCAGAGGTGTTGTGCGTATTGCAATTATTATAACTTATTTATTCATTACGTACATAGTTACTTCAAAGCCAAAACGCATTTCTGTAGCTGCTGGTGTTGTCCACATAATATTAGTCCTTAATCTGTGTCAAGCAAGATTGCTTGTATGTAATACTCCGCCTTTTATTCAATACAAACAATACAGAAAATCATTAAAAAAGGCCCACCGAAGTGAGCCTCTTATCTTACCTAGCGTTTATTAAGCGCCAGCTGAACCGTACATACCTAATGGGTCAGACCAACCGAATGAATAACGCTCACGAGCTTTGTAGCGAACGTTACCAGTGTCGAAGTCACCATCCATTGAAGTGCCTAGTGGGCTACGAACAAAGTGCTTCATGCCGTTAGGTACATCAGTAGTTAGGAACCACGCATTTGTGTCGGTCAAGAAGTGGTTAATTGCGTAACCTTCTGGGATTGAACCGTTGTTTTTCAATGCGTTGACATCGTTGTCGGCAGTACCAACACGTAATTCAGTTTCCAACAAGCGAGTAGCAACGAATTGCAATGCTGGTGGAACAACCAATTTACGAGGTTTAGCAGCGATTAATAGGCCACGTTCGTCAGTCCAAGCTGCGATTTGAATAACTGCATTTTCCAATGAAGTTTCGTTCAAGTCTGCTGGAGTGGTTGGAATGTTGCTGTTTGTGCCGCCAGTAACAAGTGGGTGAGAAGCTGAGAACAATGGCACACCGTCACCACCGTTGTATGCACCACCGGCGTTGAAGCCGTTGTTCAATACGTTAGCTGCTTTAACTTGTTTTGTGTACGCCATAGCACGAGCTAATGCTTTAGTATAACGAGCAGACAATGTGTCGTACAAGTTATCTTCTACAGCTTCTTCAGTTAAGCTGAAGCCAAGAGCGATAGTTTCGTGTGTGTAGCGTGCTGTCCAAGCTTCTTGAGCATTGTCGTAAGCGATGGAGTTACCCTCGTTTTTAACAGGAGCTGCTGAGAAGCCAGACAATTTTGTTTCTTCTTCGAATGAACGCTCTGAAGTCTCTGTTTCGTACACTTCTTTGTGTTCTTCGCCATAACGTTTGTACTCTAGACCAAACAAAGCGTTTAAGCCTGGTAATAGTTCTTTAAGTAACTGTGCGCGTGAAATAGCCATTACTTATTCTCCTTATAGACCGGTAGCATTGTAATAACTATGCTGACCGAAATTAAATTTAACGATACAATCGGTAAATGCATCACCAACTGAAGAGAATGGACCATCCACAAAGTCAACTAAACGTAAACCGATAGTAGAAGTTACTGCACCACCAGCTGCATTTAATGCAATTTTTGAGTTACCTGTAGTTGTAGAACCAGCAGTTTGAACAACTGGGTAGTTAAGACCCAATCCTGCTTGTGCAACTGAACCTGAACCTTGGATTTGGAACAATGCATCCGGGTCATCACATACATACGCCATAGCATCTGACGCTACTGTTGCAGCAGGCCAGTATTGGTTATTTAGTTTGTATTTTAATGATGGGTCTGTGTAAGTACAACCTAAGAACACACCAACAACACCTGTCGCTGGGAATTGGTCTGCTGCTGAACCTACGTTTGTTACTTTAACGATAGTACCGTTTGAATCAATCGAAACGATATCACCGAAAAAGATATTTGTAGCATACGCACTAGCAATCTTGATTTGACGTGTTGAGCCTGCAAAGACTTGACCGCCAATTAAATTGATAGGACGTAGACCATATGGGGCTGCTGTAGTAGCCATATAAATCTCCTTAAATTAAAATTATTTTTTACCGAACGATGTAGAAGTACGCTTTTCCTTAAACAAAGGCATACGTGCATCGTTTTCTTTCATGAAGCTGTTGTCTACCGCATCAGTCTGGGACTGAGTCTGATTATTAAAATAAGCAGCGCGTTGGTCTACAAATTCTTCGGGTGTTTTACATAGTAATAGGCCACCTACCTCTACTGAATCTTTGAAGCGAGAGTTGCCATCTATATATAAGTGCAGTTCAGGATGTTCCGACAATTTGACGGGTTCCCAACCTTCACGCATTTTAGAAGAAACATTGGTTGCATCAGCTTGACCAGCCATGCTTGTTCGAATCCAGCGATAGGCCCAACCGGCCGTCTTTTTAATTTCAGGAAGTAGAGCAGCGGGTGCCCATTGCGCCTGACGTTGAAAGGTCTCACGAGTTTCTAGTTCACGGGTTTGTCTTGTTGTATCAACCATTTTTGTTCTCCAATTTAATTGTCTCACGTGCATATTGTTCCGGTGTCAATCCCAATTTCTTAGCCAAGGCTAGGGCAGTAGGTGACATATGTACTTTTTTAGGCGCGGTACTACGCGTGGCCGGTGCAACTACAGTTGACGGTTTTGTGCGTTGGGCGGGTACATCTTCGTCCAGCGAATCATCCCCAAAGTATTCTGGGAATCGTTTGCGCATCGTTTTATCGATGGTAGTGTAATACTCGGTTGAAGTAGCATCTACGCCACTTCTAACTAGCTTTTCATGCAGCCCCAAAGCCAAGCTAGTCATTTCTTCGTCTGTACCAAACCAACTGTTCTTATCTTGCCAGGCAAGAGCTTTACGGTCGGGTTTTGGTACTTGAGGCCGTTCAGGTTGTATATATACCTCATTTTCAGGTTTTTGTAAAGAATTATCATATTGAGGACGATAATTTTGCACCTGAGTGAGTTTATATTGCGCTTCATTCATTCGTTGTTGCGCTTCAATAATCTTGTCTGTGTCGCCTGAATCGTAGGCTTCACGGTAATCTCGTTTAGCTAAATTCATCTCTTGTTCAGCAGAAGTTTTATACGTTTGTATAAGTGACTGTTCTCCGCTTGTTAAGTTACTCATTAGCGTTTTGTTCCGTTCTACTAGTGTTTGGGCAAACTTAACTGCCTCTTCACGTTCACGGTCGGCCGCTTCTTTTGCACGGCGTTCATCATGCCAAACTTTTTTAAGCTGTGACATCCGCTCTTTTACTTTAGATGAATAGTCGGTTAGCTCGTCATTCTCTAGCTCGTCTACTATTTCTTTAGGTAATGGTTTGCGGTTACGGTCCTGCGGTGGAGTATCGTCTTCTATTTCAATGTCGATAGTATCCGGGGACTCTACTTCAATCTTTACTTCTGCTTTAGCTTCCTGTTCATCTGGAAACTCAAACTCTTCATCGAACTCTGGTTGTGCAGCCATATATTTCTCCTAAGCGCGAGTGTAACCGCGTGGGTCATCTACTACACCCTCGACAGTATCATCGTTGATTATGCGGAATTCTCTTCCGTGGATTTTAAAACGAGTACCTGCATACGCACGGGTAAGTACAAAATCACCTTCTT